ACCAGTAAAGTCGGGAGATAACCCTCGTAGGGCATCCTTTTTAGCACGAATGGGCAATATGCCTGGCGCTGAGATGAAAGATGGGAAGCCTACCCGACTCCTATTATCTCTTAGAGCTTGGGGCGCATCGTCCAAGGAAGACGCTAAGGCTAAGGCTAAAGCGATCTCTAAGAGGAATAGTAAATGAGGCCAACCTCAATTGGATTAGAACCTACAGCCGCTACGCTGACTACTGTTTACACAGTACCTACGGGTTACTACGCCAATCTTGTATTGGCTTACATCCACAACATTGGTGGATCAACAAAAAGCATCACTGTTGTTTGGAATGATGCAAGTGCCGCTTCTTCGCATGACATTCTGACTGAGGTTACTTTTACCTCAAAAGAATACCTAAGTAAGTTTAGCAAAGAGTCTTACATTGTTTTTGAAGAGGGTGACAAACTTCAAATAACAACAGAGGCGGGAAGTTCATTTAGCTTTTTTGCTACATTTGAAGTCTTTGGAGCGCAAAGAACATGACCTACTTAGAACTTGTTAACGATGTGCTTACCCGTTTGCGTGAGACTACTGTTTCTACAGTCTCAGAGACAACCTATTCCGCTTTGATTGGCAAGTTTGTCAATGATGCTAAGAGACAGATTGAAGACTCTTATAACTGGAATTGCCTTGCTCAAACAATCACAGTAACGACTACTGGCGGTACGAGTTCCTATGCTTTGACAGGTGCGGGACAAAAGTTCCGTATCAATGATGCAATCAACACAACCAGTTTGATTGGTCTTCGCAATATTGAGTTTGTGGACATGAACCGCAAATTAAACCTTGGTGCACCTTCACAATCTATTCCTTCGGAGTTCTGCTTTAGCGGTGTAGATGGTAGTGGAGACACCAAAGTAGACCTGTTTCCAGTGCCTAATGGTGCTTTTACTCTGTTGTTTGACCTGACAATACCTCAAGCTGCTTTGTCTGCTGACGGCACATCTGTGAAGGTTTTGGACTATTTGGTTGCTCAGAGTGCTTATGCTCGTGCTTTGATTGAGCGTGGTGAGGATGGCGGGACTGCTTCTAATGAGGCGTACGCTCTATTCCGTGGAATGCTCTCTGATGCTATTGCATTGGAGTCTACTCGTTACCCTGAAGACAACTTTGTGGCGGTCTAAATGGCATCACCACTTCAAAGTCAAAGCATTAGCGCACCAGGCTTTTATGGCCTGAACACGCAAGATTCGCCATTGGATTTGTCCTCTGGCTTTGCTTTAACTGCGGCTAATTGTGTGATTGACCAGTTTGGTCGTATTGGCGCTCGTAAGGGCTACACCCATGTTAATTCCTCATCTGGTGATCTTGGGTCTAATCCTGTTGGCGTGATACATGAGTTAGTCCAAACTGATGGCACTTTGACTGTTCTGTTTGCGGGTAACAACAAATTATTTAAACTTGGTACTGCTAATGCGGTGACTGAGTTGACCTATGGTGGTGGAGGCTCTGCCCCTACTATTACGGCATCTAACTGGCAATGTGCCTCCTTGAATGGAATAGCTTATTTTTTCCAAACAGGACACGACCCCCTCATCTTTGACCCTGCTATAAGTACTACTACGTATCGTAGAGTATCTGAGAAGTCTGGTTATGTAGGGACTGTTCCTTTAGCCAACATTGCTATCTCTGCGTTTGGTCGTCTGTGGGTGGCTAGTACATCTACAGATAAGGTGACGATTACCTTCTCTGATCTAATTGCAGGTCATGTATGGGGTGGTGGCACTTCAGGAACATTGGATGTATCTCGTGTTTGGCCTAATGGCGCAGATGAGATCATGGGTTTGGCAGCGCACAATGACTTCTTCTTTATCTTTGGTAAGAGGCAGATTCTTGTTTATTCTGGTGCTTCGACACCCGCATCTTTGGTTCTATCAGACACAGTAGGCTCTATTGGGTGTATTGCTAGAGACACCATACAAAGTATCGGCACAGACGTTATCTTCTTATCAGACTCAGGTGTTCGTTCATTGATGAGGACGATCCAAGAGAAGTCTGCACCACTGAGAGACTTGTCTAAGAATGTACGTTCTGACCTTATTTCCTCTTTGGCGGTAGAAACTCTTGCTAATCTGAAGTCTGTTTACTCAGAAAAGAATGCTTTTTATCTGTTGACTCTGCCTGTTACGGGACAGGTCTTCTGTTTTGATACAAAGATGCAACTTCAAGATGGTGCGTTTAGAGTAACCAAGTGGGACTCTATTACGCCTACAGCTCTCTATTCGCTTCGCAATGGTGACTTGTATATTGGTAAAACAGGCTTTATTGGCAAGTATGGAAGTTTCTTGGATAACACTTCTACTTACCGATTGAGCTACTTTACGAACCATGCAGACCTTGGTAATCAGAACCAGATTTCTATCCTCAAGAGAATTAAAACAATCATCATTGGTGGTTCTAACCAGTTTGTGACGATTAAGTGGGGCTTTGACTTTGCCGCCAACTATTTGTCTGGGAATGCTTTTATTCCTACCCAACAGAACTATGAGTATGGTTTGGCTGAGTACGGAGTAGCTGAATACTCAGGTGGTTTGCTTATCAAAACATTAGACGTAAACGCATCTGGTGCGGGTAAAATTGTGCAAACAGGTTACGAAACTACTATCAACGGAACTCAGTTGTCGATTCAGAAAATTGAGATTCAATCTAAAGACGGGAAAATATCGTGAGTAACTACACAAAAAGTACTAACTTCGCTACTAAAGACAACCTCACGCCTGGCGATCCACTCAAGGTCGTGCGAGGTACTGAGATTGATACTGAGTTCAACAACATCGCTACTGCTGTGGCGACTAAGACAGATAACTCTGCTGCGGCAATTACTGGCGGTTCAATCACAGGTATCACAGACTTAGCCATTGCTGATGGCGGTACAGGTGCTTCTACGGCTACTGCGGCTTTGAATAACCTATTGCCTAGCCAAACAAGTAACGCAAACAAGTATCTTCAGACTGATGGCACTAACGCTACATGGGATGCGGTAACTCTTTCTACTGCTGACATCACAGGCACTCTGCCCGTAGCCAATGGTGGTACTGGTGTAACTTCTTCTACTGGTACAGGCTCTGTAGTGTTGTCAAACTCGCCAACATTGGTGACTCCCGCATTGGGAACTCCTGCTTCTGGTGTGGCTACTAACCTGACTGGTTTACCGATCTCAACGGGCGTTTCAGGTCTTGGTACTGGTATAGCTACGTTCCTTGGAACTCCATCATCTGCCAATCTAGCTTCCGCAGTATCAGATGAAACAGGTTCTGGTGCTTTGGTGTTTGCCAACTCACCTACCTTGGTGACTCCGACTCTAGGAACTCCTGCTTCCGCAACCTTGACTAACGCTACTGGTTTGCCAATCAGTACTGGTGTAAGTGGTTTGGGTACAGGGGTGGCTACTTTCTTGGCAACACCTTCTAGTGCTAATCTTCGCTCTGCTTTGACAGACGAAACAGGCACAGGATCAGCCGTATTCGCTACATCTCCTGCTTTGGTAACACCAGACTTAGGAACACCCTCTGCTGCGACTTTAACGAACGCTACAGGTCTTCCTATCTCTACTGGTGTATCAGGTTTAGGAACAGGTGTAGCAACGGCTCTAGCGGTCAATGTAGGCTCTGCTGGCGCACCTGTGGTTAATGGTGGTGCATTGGGTACACCTTCTAGCGGTACTGCTACTAACCTAACAGGACTTCCTTTAACTACTGGTGTGACAGGAACACTTCCTACCACCAATGGCGGTACAGGCTTAACATCATTCACATCAGGCGGTGCAGTTTATGCAACATCTACAAGTGCATTGACCACAGGAACATTGCCTGTAGCCTCTGGTGGTACAGGTCAGACTACATTTACTGCGGGCAGAGTTCTCTACGGCAATGGGACAAGCGGTATAAGTTCGGATGTTGATTTGTTTTTTGATGGTTCTAACCTAGGCATTGGGACAAGTTCGCCAAATGCGCAACTTACTGTACATGGCGCTTCTGTAATGGCTCGGTTCAGAACAGGCTCGGCTGCGGATGGACGTATAGAGTTTGCATACAACACCACGGATACTGGCTATATCAATATGCCATCGTCTTCCCTGCTTGATATTTATGCAAGGTCAGGTGTGTCTCTTGCATTTGGTGCTAACGGCTCAGAAGCCATGCGCCTAACCTCAACAGGTCTGGGTATTGGGACGAGTTCGCCCGGAGTCAAATTAGATGTATCTGGGGCTAACGGAAACTTTATCCGCTATACATCTACGGCAGGTGTGTCGGCAATTATTGGCGATGGTAGCGGACTTCATGGTCAAACAGGAACAACAACAAACCATCCATTTGTTTTTATTACAAACGCAACTGAGCGTATGCGCCTCGACAGCGCAGGCAATCTAGGTCTTGGTGTTACACCGAGTGCTTGGAGTGCAGGAAAAGCAATTGAAGTTGGATTTGCTGGGAGAGGTTTGTGGGGCTTAACACAGTCTGCTGGATATTTAAGCACCAATGCTTATTTTAACGCTGGTTGGAAATATGGTGGAACTGGATTAGCCGCAACATACGGCCAAGATACTGGCGCACATATTTGGCAAACAGCCGCATCAGGCACAGCAGGAAACGCTGTTACTTTTAGCACCACAATGACGCTAGATGCGTCTGGGAATTTGGGTGTGGGGACTACGAGTCCTTCACAAAGACTGCAAGTTGCTGGTAATGAAGTTGCGGCACATAAAATAAATGCTGTTGGAACTAACTATGGCAGTGGCGCATATTTAAATGCGTTTACTTCAGCGGGCGGCAATGACGTTGGATTTTCGGGTTTTATAGCATCACAAACTTCAAACTCAACTAATCGTTTATGGATGGGTGTCCATAGCCCAAGTGGTTCAAATCAAGGTTTTGTCGGAATGCCTGATGCAACGCCATTAACATTTTGGACTAATTCCACAGAACGAGCCAGAATTGACTCGTCAGGCTTTCTTTCCTTAAACACTACAAGTGCTTTTGGAAATGCTTATTTAAATATATTGTTTAGTTCTACGTCTCAATATGGAACTATCTATAAAAATTCAAGCACAACATTTAATGGTGCTTTTATAGACTTTAGAAATAGCGCAGGAAATTCTGCGGGAAACATTGCTCAAACAGGGACAACTACTGTTGCCTACACAACATCATCTGATTACCGCCTAAAAGAAAATATTGCACCTATGACAGGTGCACTTGCCAAAATTACTTCCTTAAAGCCCGTTACTTACAAATGGAAAGTTGATGGCTCAGACGGAGAAGGATTTATTGCGCATGAGTTGCAAGCGGTTGTGCCTGATGCTGTAGTTGGTGAGAAGGACGCAGTAGATGATGAGGGCAATCCTAAGTACCAAGGCATTGACACATCATTCTTAATGGCTACAGTTGTTGCGGCTTTACAAGAACTCAAAGCAGAATTCGATGCCTACAAAGCATCACACCCATAAACTGAAAGGTAAATTATGACTACTACATGGACTATCTCAACTCTTGAGCGTGAAACCTCAAACGGATTTGTAACAACTGCACATTGGCAAGCCACAGCAGTAGATGGTGAGCATACAGCTTCCATCTATTCCACTTGCTCATGGGCAGAAGGAACACCTACGATTCCCTATGCAGACCTGACACAAGAAACAGTCCTTAACTGGGTCTGGGAATCTGTTGACAAGCAAGCCACAGAAGATGCACTAGCAGCTAACATTGCTTTGCAGAAGAATCCTGTTACATCCACGGGCGTTCCTTGGAGTCAAGCATGAATCTGAATCTTGAAGTTAATGAAGTGCAATTCATTTTGAATGTGTTGGGTGAGATGCCAGCCAAGTCTGGTGTGTGGCCTTTGATTGTTAAGATTAAAGAGCAAGCAGAGGCTCAATTGCCTAAAGAAGAGGAATAAATATCATGGCGTACACAAGTCAACAAATTGTGGATTTCCTACTCAGGAATCCAGACATGACAGATGAGCAAATTGCAACTGCAATGCAGACATACAATGTCACGCCTGCTCAAATGGCTCAGGCTGTTGGCTTGCCAGTAGAGGAAGTACAAACTCGATATAAAGAGGCGGCTCCTTCTGTATACACGGCTGAAAATGTCAATAAACTAGCAGATCAGATTCTGTCTCAAGGAACTACTCAGACATGGACAGGGGGTTTGCCTCCTGAAAAAGCCGCTTTGTATATGGCTGATGAATTGGCTAAAAGTGGTGTTACAGACATTACTCAAGTCGCCAAAGGTGATAGTGGCATCATCAATGTAATGACGGGAGATAAACTTGTCTCTGGTTATGGTGAAAGAACTAAAGACAATCTCTGGTCTGGTTCTTACGAAGGCAAGGGTAATACTGGTTTTGGTGTTAACTTTGATGAATCTGGTAAACCTATTTTCTACACTCAAGGAGCATCGTCTAGCACTCTAAAGGAGGATGTTCTTAAAGCAGCGGCTGTTGCTGCTGTAGTATTTGGCATACCTGGCGTTTCAGAGGGGTTGTTTAGTGGTGCGGCAGGTGCAACTGCAGGAACTGTTGGAACTACTGGTCTAACTGCGGCTGAACTTGCTCAACTAGACATAGCTCTGGGTGGTGTAGGTGGATCAACTGGTGCAACACAACTTGCGAGTGCTTTAACAACTGGTGCAGCTATCCCAACAGTAACTAGCTTAACTGGTGGTAGTGGTGTCGGAACTTTAGGCGTTACTGGTGCTAATGGTGCTTTCTTGGGTGAGGGTGTTTTATCAGGAGTGCCAGCATCTGATTTGGCTTTGGCTAATGCTCCTACTGCGTTTGAATTAGCAAATGCAGGTGCTAGTGCTTTTACACCAACAGTACTTCCTCCAGCAAATACAGGTGGATTGTTAACAACTCCCGTTGTTCCTCCTGCAGTTACTCCTCCTGTAGTCACTCCTCCCGCAGTTACACCGCCCGTAGTTACACCTCCTGCTGTAACGCCACCTGTTGTTACGCCTCCCGTTGTAGCACCGCCTGTGGTTACTCCTCCAGTTGTTATTCCTCCTGTTGCTGATTTGGTAAAAGCAGGTTTAACTGCGGCTCAGATTGCTCAATTAGTATCGTCAACAGCGCAAACTGCTAGTGGGTTGCTCCAACAACAGACTTCTAAAGAAGCGGCTCAAAAGGCTCAAGCAATGATTGATGCTGAGACTGCGGCAGCTAAACAATCTGCGGCTTTTAGACCTATTGGCATGACCACTAGGTTTGGTGCTTCACAGTTTGGTTTTGATCCAAAGACGGGTCAGTTAACAAGTGCGGGATACACACTTAGCCCTGAAGCTAAAGCGGCTCAAGATAGGTTTGTCAAACTTGCTGAACAAGGAATCCAACAAGCAGAAGGTGCTCAGAAAGCCTTTGAACCACTCCAAACAGGCGCACAAAGTTTGTTTGGTTTAGGTAATCAATATTTGGCTCAGAATCCTCAAGAAGTTGCTCAGAACTATCTGAATCAGCAGATGGCTTTGTTGCAACCTGGTCGTGAGTTAGAACTTGCTAATCTGCAAAACAGACTCCAACAACAAGGTCGTGGCGGTTTATCTGTTGCTCAAGGTGGTGCTATGGGTGCTACCACTCCTGAACTACAGGCTTTGTATAACGCTCGTGCACAACAAGAAGCTCAATTGGCGGCTAATGCTCAACAATTGGGTCAGAGAGATGTATTGTTTGGTTCAGGCTTATTGAGTCAAGGCGCACAGACTATGGGTCAATATTATGGTGGTCAGCAAGCCGCTTATGCGCCTTATACGACTGCTTTGGGACAAGTCCAAGGTCTTGAGACTGCGGCACAACAACCCTTAACTATGGGTGCTGGATTGGGTCAAACTGCGGCTCAAGCAGGATTTAATGTTGGTCAATTAGGACTAAGAGGTGCGGGTGCTAGTGTTGATTTGGCAACAGGCAAAGCCGCTACTACTAATCCCTACTCAACATTGTTAAGTGGATTTGCATCTAACCCTGCGTTTGCTAATTATTTTGGTAATGCACTAAGTGGAACACCATCTGTAACAGCCATGAGTGCGCCAGCAACCACATTTGGTACTGGTACTTATTATGGCAACCAAGACCTCGGCTTATTCTTGTAAGGAATCATCATGGCAGAAAATATCGTAGCGGGTCTGTTTGGACTGACTCCACAAATGTATGGTGAACAACAGCGAAGAAGTGCTTTGCAAGAAGGAATTGACCTTGCCCAACTAGACCCCGCCTCTAGGGGTGCGGCAATGACCTATGCGGGTGCTAGAGGGCTTGGTGGTGCTATTGCAGGTGCTATGGGCATAGAAGACCCACAGTTGAAGATAATTAGCACTAGGAATACCATTGCCCAACAGATAGACCAAACCAATCCTGAGTCGATCCTACAAGGCGCTCAAATGTTGGCACAAATGGGCGACCAACAAGGTGCTATGGCTTTGGCTCAATATGCTCGTCAAGCTCAGGGTGATGTGGCACAAACGAAACAAAGACTAGCGGCTGCAATGGCATCTGAAGCAGCGGCAAAGCGGGAGCGTTTGCAAAATGATCCATTCCAAAAATTGGTTGAATCAGGTAAATATACCCCTGCAAGTCTTGCAGAGTTTCAGATGAGTGGAAAGCCTGCGGATTTGGTTTTATACGAAAAACCAGAAAAACCTACTAAAATTAGTTACGGCCCTGAAGCTGATAGGGTAGCCGTAGCAGAATTTGGTAAGCCATTTTCTGATTTAAACCAAGCAGAAGCAAAGGCAGTTGATACTTTGCTAGAGAAACGTGGCTTGAAAGTAGCAAAAGAAGGTGCGGCTCAAACAAATGTAAATGCTTATACACCTGCTAGTGTTGAAGCACAAAAACAGTTTATACAAGATGTTGCTAAAGAACGCTCAGTTCTTCGTACTGCACCTGATACGATTAAAAACATCGAAGCCGCAAAGAAACTTATACCTACGGCAAGCACATTTATGGGTAAGGGTGGTGAGCCTTTGCTTGCTGCAGCCAGCTTCCTAAATAATCGACTTGGATTTGGTATTAGCACACAAGGTGTTACTGATGCTACAGTTCTTCGGACTAGATTGTTTGAGGGAATTCTTGATAATCTTAAGAAATTGGATTCTCAACCTTCTCAAGAACAACAGCGTGTGTTGAGTGAGGCATTAGGTAATCTGGGAACAGACCCTGCCGCATTGGAGCAAATTCTTAATCGTATTGCTGAAACTGTTACTGATCGTGTTGATCGCTATAACACCGATGTAACTGAGTCAGAAGCAAGGGGCATTAAATTCCCATTTAAGCCACAAATAACTTTGCCACAACGACCTCGTGTTCCTGGTAGTGCTGCAAGTCAAATACCGACACAAAGCGCAATTCCTAGTAACATCCCGCAAAAGGCTATTGATGCGTTAAATCGTGGTGAGGGTACAGAGGCTCAGTTTGATGCGATATTTGGGTCAGGCGCTGCTAAACGAGTAAAAGGAAACAAATAATGGCTACCAATCCATTTGCTGAATTTGTTGCTGAACCAGAGCAAGAGAATCCTTTTGCAACATTTGTTACACAACAACCTGCTGTTGCTCCAAGACAACAACCAACAAACTCACTAGGTCAACTTCTAAGGTCTGCCGCTTCATTGGCTGACGTTACTGTTGGTGGTGTATTGCCTGCTGCCGCACAGATGGTGGGCTATCCCTTGGCACGTGTAGGACGCTCTCCTGAAGAGGCTCAAGCGGCTACACAGAGGATTGTTTCTGCCGTTGATAAACCATTTGGAAAGATGGCTGGTGTTACTGAGACTCCAGAATATCAAGGTGAAGCTGGTCGTCAGATTATGGACTTCATTGGTGAGAACTTCCAAAAAGGAGCTAAATGGATTGCTGATAAAACAGGCATTCCTGCTTCAGACGTTGAAAGTTACATGGCTTCATTAGGGGTTGCCGCACCTGCTATGGCTAGACCCCTTGCTAGAACAGTTCAAGAAGTATCTGCTCCATTGGTTGAGAAGGCTGTTATTGGTGCAAAGATGCCATTTGAAGAGCGTGCTCAAGCTAGGCGTGAAAGAATGTCTTTAGAGGACTATGCTCGTGGGCCACAAATTGATGCTCTTACAGAGGCAAAACGTCTTGGCATTGCTATAAGCCCAGAGCAAATTCAACCATCACTAGTCCCTAAAACATTATCTACTATTGCTGGCGAACAAGGTTCAAGAGCAATAACTGCCGTAAACAAAAATCAAGTTCGTAAAGTTGCTTTAAACGAGTTGGGTCTTCCAGAAACTACCCAATTTGACACTAAACAACCTTTTATTGATGCACGAATTAAGGTTGCCGAGCCTTACAACCAAGTTAGACAGTTGCCAACAATGAAGGCAGATGCAGATTTACTTGCTTCTTTGGATAAATTACGTCCAGATCAAACAGTAATTGGCTCTGAGCGTTATGCAAAAGGTATCAATAGAATCATTGACGATGCAGCTAAAAAGACCACAGAAGGTTTAACTGGTGCTGAGTTGCTCAAGAATGTACAAACTCTTCGCAAACGAGCGCAAAAAACTTATGACAATAAAAGTGCTGATTTAGCGGCTCTTGATGTTGCAGATACTAATTTGGCAATTGCTAATGTTTTGGAATCAATGATTGAGTCCAATATTTTCAATCCCAAACTCTTAGGTGAATTTAGACAAGCCCGTCAAAAGATGGCTAAGACTTATGCTTATGAAGGTGCTACTGACTTCAATACAGGCATGATTGATGTCAACAAACTTAGTCGTATTACCTCAAAAGATAATGCGATGACGGGCGATATTGCTGCGCTTGGCAAGATTGCGGGTAATTTCCCAGATGCTTTTGCTGTTAAACCATCCACAGGGTTTGCTGATACGCCTCGAATTGCAAGAGCAAGCATTGGCGGTGCAACGGGTGTTGCAATTGGTAGCCAATTTGGTGCTGGAGGAGCCGCATTGGGTGGTCTTTTGGGAACTTTGGCAGGAGAAGGAGCAGGTTCATTAGCCTCAAGAATCATAGCCTCGCCTAATTATCAAGCGGGATTAACTTTGCGTGACGCACGTATTCCTGTTAGTCAGGTAGCAACTGCTGCACAACCAATCCCTCAGAGTCAGGCTATTGTTCCTTATCAAGCCCCTGTAGAGGTTTTGATGCCTGGTCAAGGCCCATATCAACCTAATTTTGTTATTCAGCCTAACCAGTATGGCCCTCGTGTTGAAACGCCTGGCTTTGCACCTACACCACCACAACTTGCCGCACCTAGTGCACAAGGAACTCTTTCTGGTTTACGGGCAGAAGATGTTCGCAGAGCAGGGATGTCTCGCACACTTGGTCAACAAGCAGAAGCACAACAAGCGGCTTTGGAGGCGGCTTCTCGCCAACCGACCCGTGGCGCTGTAGAACTTCAAATTAACCCATTAACAGGCGCTCCAGAGGTTTCTGCGGGTGTTCGTGGTGCTACTCCAACAACATTCCAGAACTTTGGTGCTTCTTTGCAATCGGCAACAGATAAAGCGGCTTTGGGTCGAACATTTGACTTTACTGCTGCTGAAAAAGTTGCATTTGACAAAACACGTATTGATTTAGCCGAAGCAGTACCAGGCATGAAGGCTTTGTCTGACAAGGCAGTTGCAACCAAGATTCAAGATAGAGAGTGGGTACAGGATGCAATAACTAAGGCTCGTGATAAAGCTATTGCTTTTGAGCAGATTGCCGCTAGAGCAAAAACTCAACAAGCCCGACAAGATGCTATTGCTAATAGAGAACGAATGTTAGACCTTGCAGAACAAATGGAAAACACACTTGGTTTGCCAAGACCTGA